AACTTCCTATACCTGAGAAAATGAAAAAACCTATTAAAAAAAGACTTATTCTTGGTTCTATTGCAGCAGCAGGTGTAGCAGGAGTAGGAGGTTTTGGATATGACACTTATAGTGATTATATTGATGGGGATGAAGAAACAGTAGAAGAAATAGTAGCAAAGCTTCCTGAAAATTTAAAAACAGAAGCCATAAACGAAGCAATTGGATTAGGGATTTTCAAAATAGCTAAATTAGGTAAAGAGCAAGTGGTTTATGCTACTGAAGCGATGAGGAAAAAATTAGCAGATTTTTATGAATCAGGAATCAAACCTGTTTTAGCAGATGTGGTTAATGAAGGAGGAACATTAGGAACAGCTTTTTTAAGATCCTTTGGTAAACTTCCTTTAGTTTCTGATAGATTAGGTCAATTCATGAAAGAACAAGGTCCTATTGTAAGAGATAAAGTAGATAGAATGATAGAAGCTCTTGCCCCTCGATCAGGAAAAGATTCTGGAACATTATTTTTAGAAAAAATGTTAAAAGGGAGAGCTGAATGGAAAGCAGTCACAGGAGCAGCTTATGACAATTTTTATAAACAAATAGATAATATTTTTGGAAAAGGTGCTTCTATTTTCCCAATGGTTAAGACAAGGTCTTATTTAAGTGATTTTGTACAAAAAGCAGATCAACAAGCTTCAGGAGTTTTACAAGATAGCCCTGTTTATAAGTTTGCTAAAAATTTTTTAGAAAAATCAAAAGGTAAAAAATTAAAAATAGAAGATTATAAATTTTATAGGGATGAACTAACCGATATTTACAACACTATTCCTTATGAGGATGCTACCTCTAGAAATTTAATAGATGAATTAAAAGATTCTTTTGCTGATGATTTAAGTTATTTAACCAGTCCTGAGAAAGGAGCTTTTGTTGTAAATCAAGCTGGAGAAATAGTTTCTTCTGTTTTTCCAAGAACACTGAATAAAGAACAATTAACACTATTACAAGAATCTAAGAAATTTGCAGATGATATTTTTAGATTTGGAGTAGATAGAGATCAAGCAATGCCTATGGGTAAGGACTTTTTTGATAAAGGTGTTTTTGCAAAAATGACTCAAACCTATAGACAAGGAACAGATACAGAGGCTTTTAGAAAATTAATTGGTTTTGGAGATGAAGGATATACTGTTACAAAAACTATTAATTTACCAGGAGCTCCTGGAACTAAAATACAACAGACCTATACTGTTAATCAATTATATCAAACTCCTTTGTCTAAAGAAGGCACACAATATTATGAGCAAGTTTGGAAACCTGTTTTATCAAAATTAAATTCTCCTACAGCAGTTAAGCAACTTTTTAAATTAACAGGTGAAGATCCTAATGTTTTTGGTTCTTTTGTTCAAAAACTAATGGATGATTCGATGATGAACGCCTCTAAGGCTTTGAGCGAAGCAGGAGAAAATGTAAGTAGTTTTGCTGCTACTAAAAATTTTTTACAGTTTGATCCTGTAAAATTTAGAAATGGTATTTTTGGTACTAAGGATCAAATGAAAGATGGCGTTAAAGAAGCCTTTAATTTATTACACGCTAGAAATCCAAAAGAATTTATCTCAGGAAATCAATTAGAAAAATTATTAGATGTATTGGTTGCTAGAGGAAATACTTTTGTACCTAGTGCCGCTGGTCTTTTAAATAAAAAATTATCCATAGGAGCTGTTAATTTAACTACAGGATTAATGGGAATTTTATTCGGTGGTTTTTCAGGATTACAAGGTGGTTTGGGAGCTCCTTTATTTTTTTTAAGATTAAGAGGAATGGCTAATGTTTTAGGAGATCCAAAAAAAGCAAAAGCTTTTTATGCAGCCATGAATGATGCGACAAGTTATAAAACAAGATACTCTAATTTCTTACGTTTACTAGAAATGACTATAACAGATACAATGGAAGAGGCCTATAAAGAAGGATCCGATGCTTATGATCAGCATAAAAATGAAATAAATGAAATGCAACTTCTTTTTCAAGAAGGAACTAAATTTCTAGATAAAATGGCTGATGATTATGACGGTGATTTATTTGAAGAACAAATGTTGAATGATGTGGAAACAATAAATTCTAAACCTAAAAATATTCCCGATGTTAGTAGAGGAAAAACAGATGTACCTCTTATACAGCCTATCAATATCCCACAAGTCGACTTTGCTTCTTTAGGAGGAGGACAAGGTGGGGGAGCAACTAATCCACAAACCATGGCTAGTTTACAGTCGGTAGGATTACCTCTTTTCCAAGCAGCTGAGGGTGGTATAGTCGATCTCTATGAGTCAAAAAAATTTAAAAAACCACAGGTGGTAGCATAATGGTTAGGAAAGCTCCCAAAGGATTTAAAAATAAAGCTAAAGGTGGAAAAGGTAAAAGTCTTAGCAAAAGCGCTGTTCAAAAAGTAATGAGTGCAGCTCAAAACGCTAGAGATAAAGGTGTCAAAGATGTCTCTTTCAGCGATCTAGCTAAATTTGAAAAACAAAATCAAGTTAAATATGGTAGAGGTGCAGATTTACAAAAATACATTAATAAACAAGCAATATATCAAGATGCTATTAGCAAAGGAGCAACTACTTTTGTTGGTCCAGATGGCATTGAAAGATTAAATTTAGCAGGAACAGGAATAAAAGATCCTGTCACTGGAGCAACAATTCTATCTATGTTCAAACCAACTGTCACTGCTATGCCTCCAACACCGGGACAATGGATGGGCGATATAGGTAGAGGATTATTCTCAGGGTATAACACTCTTTCTTACGATCCTAATGCTGGTGGTATTCCAACTACAACAGGGGGACAAATTGTTCCTCGACAAGGATTATTTCCATTACTTGCTGATAAGGCAATGTCTGGTCAAATCGGAATTATGGGACTTGCTAAAGGTTTATATGATAAATTTAAAAGTGGAACTCAGCAGGGAATAGAAACTGTTGGTGGTCTTTACGATAATTTGAGAAATGTTTTTAAAGGTGAAAGTCAATTTGTTACTCCACAAGCTCAAGGAGGTATTTTTGAAGGTCAACCAATAGAGACAACTCCTCAGTTTCCTTACAACTTTGAAACAACTTTGAAACCAAAACCTGATCCTCTTTTACCAAGTGAAATGTCTCAAGAACAATTTATGGAGTCTTTTCCTGAGTTATACTCCTCTCTGTATCAACCAAGAAATTATGAACCAATTAAAGTGAGTGATATGGATATGACTGGAGTCACTGCTCAAAACTTTGGATTACCTTCTTTAAAACAGAGTTATGATTTTTTAAGAAACCCTCAAGTAGAGACTCCTTTAGGTAATTTAAGATTTGATAATGTTTTATCTGGAAACCCTCAATTAGGTTATGAAAATACTGTTATGATTAACGGTGTGCCTGTTGATTTAAACGCTACTATCGGTAATCAAGGATTAAGTGTGGGTGGATCTTTTTCTTTTAAAAAGGGAGGAAGTGTAGACAAATACGCTGGTTTAGGTTATAAACTTAAATAAATGAAATTAATTCAATTTATTATAAATATATTTAAAAGAAAGGTAGAGAAAGATCCCCACGAAGAACACTGGGGAATAGGTGCATCATGATAAAAATTACAGAAGAACTTCGAGCTAGGGTTATCGCCCATGAAGGAATTGTCGACGAATTATATTTAGATTCATTAGGAAAAGCCACTGTGGGCATCGGCCATTTGATACAGCCACATGAGAGAGATAGATTTCCAGAAGGAAAAAAGATTTCTAGAGAAGAAATAGATGAGTTATTTGATATCGATATAAACAGAGCCGCGGCAGGCGCTGACTTATTAGTTGAAGAATGTATTGGAGTCGGACTGGAACTACCTCAACATATTGGTGAAGTGATCGTGGAAATGGTTTTTCAATTGGGAATTCAAGGTGTTAGAAATTTTAAGAAGATGTGGAAAGCGATGAGAGTGAAGGACTGGAAGACAGCATCACTGGAAATGAAGGACTCGAAGTGGCATCAACAGACTCCCAAACGCTGTGAAGAACTAGCTGAAATAGTTGCAAATACATAATTAATTCCCATATAGATTAAAGAACTGCTTTTAAAGGGTTCTTTATTAATGCTCATAGAAGGAGATTATTATGACAACACTAAACTATAATTTAATGCGTTCAATTATTGGGTGGGATCCAAGTTTCTTAGAAGAAGAAGCTTTTGAACAACATTTTCCCCCTTACAACTTATACGAAATAGAAGAAAACAAGATAAAGCTAGACATGGCTTTGGCTGGATATAACAAAGACAAAATTGAAGTCACTGTTAAAGATAGTATTCTTTGTGTTTCTACTAAAAAAATTAACAAAGATTTAAAAGAAAAGTCTTTTATTCATCGAGGAATAGCTGAAAGAAACTTTGAAAGAAAATTCAAACTAGCTGAATTTATGGAAGTGACTGATGCTAAAATGGAAGACGGTCTTTTACAGATTATCTTAGAAAGAATTGTTCCTGAAGAACAGAAACCTAAGAGTATTGAAATAAAGTAAGATTAGGGGCGAAAGCCCCTTTTCCTACAGAGTTCTTCTAATAAAGTTTGGAAAGCGACCTTCTTGTTTAAAGGTCATATAAGCTGCATACCAATCATTTTTGTATTCTGCTTGACAGAATTGTTTAATGGTTTCGTCTTTGTCTTCTTTTACTTTAAAGAAGTTTAAAAAGTGATCCATTGATCTTTTTGTTAAATTAAACATTTTTATTTTCTCCTTGTGATAGATGTTTTATCCACATCTTAAAAAAAGAGAATTGTTGTTTTCGCACAATAGATATGATAAAATAATAGTTAGAATGATAACGACACAATATACAAGGAAGGTAACTTTGATGTATGTTGCAAAAAGTTTTTAGATTTAGTGGCCCTTGCAAAAACATTATAATTTATTAACAGTCGTTATCGTTCTTTTTAAGCCACTCCGTCAACTGACAGCATCTTTTCTAACTTATTCAAATACCATTGAGCTTTCCTGATATCTTCGATACCATTCTTTTCACGATGTCTGGCCAGATATTTCCATATCTGACCTTTCAAATACCCAATAAACTCATCCTTTGTTAATTGAGATTCAATCGCATCGATTGTTTCAATAGTTTTATTTTTATAATAGTTAGGATTAATTTTATCACTCATTTTGCTTCTCCCCAGTTATTACCAATAGCGACGTCAACCTTAGACGGAACACTCATTTCTATCGTATTCTCCATAATATCAATGATTTTCTTTTGTGTTTCTGGATCATCTTTT